TAAAGAACGACGGACAAGAAATTATTGACTTCTTGAGTGAGGTTGGTAGGGTCAAATTCGCTGGAGCGATTGAACGACAGGCGCAAACACTGTCAGGCGCTTTCTCCAACATGATAGATGAATTTGCCATCGCGGCCAACGAGATTGGTGAGGGTGGTCTAACAGAGGCACTCACGCTCATAACCAAAGACATCATTTCCTTGACCAAGGAAAACAAAGATTTGGCACACGCTTTAGGTAAGACATTAGGCGATGCATTGTTGTTTGTTAGAAACAATTTTGAATTACTCAGAAACGTATTAGGAGCGATGGCTCTCGGATCCGTGATAGCAAGTTTTGGAAGACTTGCCACTGGTATAGCCGCAGTCACAACAGCCACAAAATTACTTACAGCGGCGGCAAGGGCCAACCCTTACATAGCGGCGGCCACGGTGATAGCAATGGGTCTGGGCTTCCTTGCCACAAAACTGGGTCTGTTCAGTGACGCCAACGACGACGCCACGGAATCAGTAGAGACCAACAGCAAGGCCTTGTTCACTAACAACGACGCTTACACACAATCAACAGGAACCATCGTGGCCAACACTGTGGCGACTGGTGACAACACCAAATTCAAATATGACAATGCCGCGGCAACCAACGCCCAAGGCACAGCACAGACCAAATTGATGGAGAAGATGAGAAAACAGTTTGAGCAGGTGATGTTATTAAATGAAACAGAAATAGAGGCAAATGATCGTAAAGAACGTGAACAGATAAAGAACATGGACGCGGCATTGAAGATCGGATCCATCAACTTCGAAGAGTATGAGAAATCAAGGACAGAGATAGCCATAAAACACGCCAACATAAGAAGCAGGATTGAAAACAAGGCGCAACAGGAACAGAATGAAAAACGAAGAGCAGGCATTGACCTGTTCAAACAAGGCAAATTCAAAGAAGCGGACATCACAGGTGCCACTGAACAGGAGAAGAAAGAGATCGCCATATCGACCGCAAGGGACACCCTTGACGTGTTGGCGTCTCAGAACAAGAAGTTCTTTGAACTACAAAAAGCGGTCAAGATAGCAGATGCTATACAGAACACCTACGTAGGTGCCACAAAGGCATTTGCAATGGGAGGCCCGTTGGGATTCATCACAGCAGGCCTTGTTATAGCGGCCGGTATGGCACAGGTCAACGCCATAAGATCACAACAGTATCCAGGAAGGAAATTTGGTGGCCAGGTCATGGCAGGTCAATCATACAGGGTTGGAGAATCTGGCGAAGAAACTTTTACCCCGAGTTCAACGGGCATGATAACACCACACAGTCAGTCCGGCGGACGAACAGAAGTGAACGTCAATTTCAACATCAATGCTGTTGACTCGCAGAGTTTTGACAACCTACTTGCAGAAAGGCGAGACGTCATTGTGGGTGTTATCAACGAGGCATTAAATGAAAACGGTCAAAGGAGTCTAGTATAATGAGCGACACACTATCAACAAATTATTTTCAATCAGCAACAATATCAAGTGAAACAACAACGAGAATCACAGAAAGTCTAAGTGGTATAACATTTAGGAAGGCGATTGGTGCACAGCATTGGTTAATTGATTTGACCAGCAAACCATTGGATCGTGCCGAACAGGCTGAATTGTTTGCTTTCCTAGTGAAACAGGAAGGAATGCTTGGTCATTTCAACCTGGTCCCACCTATCTATGGGTCAACAAGGAGCACAAACGCTACCGGAACACCAACTGTGACTACTGATTTTGCGGCCGGTGTAAACAGCGTCAAGGCAAATGGCGGCGGCGGATCATTGAAAACTGGAGATTATATTAAATTCAGTAATCACAACAAAGTATATCTGTTGACAGCAGACGTGAATCAAGATCTAAGTTCAGAAGACACATTTGAATTCACACCTCGGCTTGAGCACGAGGTTGATAACACAACAACCATCATTTACAACAACGTGCCTTTCAAAGTGATGTTAATGACCGACCGTTTGGTCACTAACACCGGCGCGGACGGCAACAGTGTGATACAGATATCAGTGGCAGAGGATCATTAATGCCGAGAAACCTTTCAACAGGATTGATTACATCACTGTCAGGAAGACAGCAGAGGGTGGCCGATCTAGTTGAAATACATCTAAGCACTGCGGTATACTTCAACAACAGTTTCGTTGATCTTTCATACGACAGTGCCACGGCACCGGATGCTGGATCAAACAATTACATCGCACAAGGACAATTCATTGGTCTTGGTAACGTGCAGGAGAGTAAAGATTTAAAAGTTGGCTCAATGTCCATAGCATTTACGGCCGTAGATTTTACTACCTTGGCCTATGTGTTGAACAACCAATACATTGACAGGCGTGTAGTAATCTACAGGGCAATACTTGACGACAACCTGACTTTAGACACAAACAAGGTGTTCCAATACTTTGATGGTAGGATAAAAGATTTCAACATCAGCGAACAGAAGGACACAGCCACTCTGTCAATAAACATTAGCAGTCAGTTTGCAGATTTTACAAAGATATCAGGCAGGAGGACCAATAACGACAGCCAACAACGTTTCTTTCCCAACGACGTTGGTTTTGAATTTGCACCACAGATACAGACTGACATAAAATGGGGTAGGACGTGATGACCAGGAAAACAAACACGGCACTGATTGCACTGTTGGGCACCATACTGATGGGCATCTCGACCTGGGCATTGGTCACAATTATAGAATTACAAACAATGGTGGCGATGATGAGCCAGGAACTGATGTCTCTGGACAAGGTGATTGGTAGGATCTACGCACACATGGATAGGTTGGCCAGCAAATGATGAAAATAAATGACATAACTGCAAGAAGAATAGGTGTGAAAGATATCGGACAGTTGTTTGCATTGTCAAAGATATCTCTGTTGGAAAGGGGTATCGAAAATATTAGGGATGACATACTAATGACACAGTTGAAAAATGGCGTTGCCAGACGTTTACAAAGTTTTGACTACGGATTGTTCCAAATGAACACCCTTGTAGGTTACATCTTCAGCGATGTATCGTCGAGGGCCTATGATGACACAGGGTCAGCAATGGTAGAATCAGTTTACCTGTTACCCGAATTTAGGACTGTGGAGAATTATTGTAAATTATTACAATGCATGGTCAATCTTATGGCCGAATTTGACATCACTGATATAAAAACGACCGACAACTGGACCTTGAGCAATGATTGTGAGATTTTTGAACAGGCGATCTTGTTAATGGGCAAACCGGCCACAATGTATAGGATATTACCGTAATGCCATTTCATAAAAAAATTCTAAGAAAAATAAAAAATGTCATTGATGACGCCGTTGATTTTGTAACTGACACAGTCAAGAAAGTAGTTGACATTGTATCGTCACCATTCCAACAGCCGGACCTTGGCGGCGATGGCACAGATGGACAAGTTAATCAACAAATTCTTGGACCACTACTGAACAAGGACAGTGGTGTGGGTAACATACCAGTGATCTATGGCGAACGTAGGGTTGGCGGCCACAGGGTCTTCATTTCAACCAACGGCACGGACAACAAATACCTCTACGTGGCATTGGCCATCTGTGAAGGACAGGTCAACAGCATAGACAAGATTTTCATAGACGACGTTGATGTGCCTATGAGCAGTTACGCACACGGCACACAGGCCACACCCACATCAGGGGACTACTCAGGTAGATTGGTCACACAATTTTTTGATGGCAGGGACAACCAGACCGTCTCATCATTGTTGGACGCGGCCCCAGGTTGGGGTAGCAACCATAGACTGCGTGGCGTTGCCTACTTGGCATGTAGGTTTGAATGGAAGAAGATTGAATCACAGGAAGACGCTGACAACAATCCTTACAGATCAGGAGTGCCTCAGATACAGGTCAGGATAAAAGGCAGAAAAATATTCAACGTTTTGGATGGTTACTCACCAACTGATTTTGGCCAGTTTGATGACAGCAACGATGAAGGCTACACGATCAATGGCGACAACACAATCGCCACTAAGACATTGTCTCTGACGTTGGCAAACGATTCAAGATTTGGTAGTGATAACGCTAACGCGATCAGGGTGACCACCGCCAGGAGCGATCACGCAATCAAGATAGTGATGAACGCAGAATTCAGTAGCAACACAGAAAATTACGGACAGTTAGGTATGACCTTGAGATTACGTGATTCAGGGCAGAACATACAGTTAATTGACGGTGATTCATTCAAGGCAATCACAAACACAGCGGTAAGGCTGAGTGATGGCGTGGTCAGGAGGACCTTTGAACACACCTTTAAGGGACTGGCATTGAACACTGTTCATATCATAGATCCAGAATTGACCTTGGCGAGTCAAAATGGCACCATCACAGGCACATTTGACATCACCGTAGAGGTATTGAAGCCACAGGTAGAAACACACACCACGGCCTATGCCAGTGAGACAGAAGTTTACAACAACAATCCTGTCAATGTGTTGATAGACCTGATGAGAAATCCAAGATACGGCAAGGGACTGTCAAATGATTACTTTGATTGGGCCACTGTCCGGACAGCGGCGTCACAATGTGATCAGACTGTTCCATACACCTCAAGCACCACAGGCAAGTTCAGTGTGTTTGACGGCATAGTTGAAACTTCTAACAGCCTTCTAAACAACGTGAAAAGTGTTCTGGCCAGTTTCAATGGCATTATGCCATACCAAGCAGGCAAGTATCACATCAAACTGGCACACGGTGGTGATCCAACAGACATTGATTCAGCACCAAATCCACCACCGGTTGTTCAGACGATCGATGAGGACAATCTGATTGGTGGTCTAAGGATACAGGGTGAGAGCAAACGTGGTAAAGTCAACCAACTGCGTGTGACCTACACGGATCCAGACGCTGACTACCAACCCAATGACGTGTTCTGGCCGCCATCAGACAGTAGCGTGTATTCAACATATCTCACAGAGGACAACAGCATACCTCTAGACAAACAGATCGCACTACCACACTGCACCCACCGTGAGAGGGCACTGAACATGGCCGAGACATTGGTCAAGACCAGCAGGAACAAGATGGCTGTGCAATTTTCAACGACCACGGCGGTGACCAACGTCAGTGTTGGAGACCTTGTGCGGATCGTCAACAACAATTTGAATTTTGATGGCTACTTCAGGATAGAGAGCGTGAATCTCAATGCATCGGGTGAACTGGGCTTTGTGGCCACTGAACACAATGCCAACGACTACGTGTTGGACGGACACGCGGCCGCGGCCGCCAGGCCCACCATCAACCTACCCAACCCATTGACGGTCACGGCGCCCTCGGGCGTCACTGTGACATCAGGATCAGCCAACAACAGCACCAGCGGATACGTGGCACAGTCGCAGATGAAAGTGACCTGGACGGCCAGCACAGATCCATTCACAACTGAATATATCGTGCAGTTCAAACTGAGTTCAGATTCAACATTCACCACGGCGGGCATAACCAATGACACCACTTTCTTCATAGGACCGGTTGCCACAGGCGATCAATACAATGTAAGGGTCGCGGCACGGAATGAATTAGACAGGCGAAGCAACTACGCCAACGCGGCGGCACACACGGTGTCATAATGGACACACAACGATTCCTAAAATTGATTGAACCACTGGGGCATTTCAAGTGCGGCAATGGACCACCACGGAACAAGGGCATGGCACCCAGATGCCTGCCACCACTTCACAGTTGTGCTTTCGTGCTGAACAGATACAAGAGACAGGACCACAGGCTCAATCGTAAATTGGATTCGGGACGCATACACGCGGGTGTGGGTAGACCCCGTAAAAATCCTAGGTAGCGATCACGAACGAGGTGGATCCCACACGAAAACCAAAGGTGGCAAAGGCTTTTTATTCAGTTTGGTGAATTTGGTCTTTTTTATTTTCTTCTTTTTCTCTGGCTCAAACCTTTCCCACCCATTCTGTCGCATACGATTCTGTTGTGCCAACTTGGTGTAATTGAAACCCCTGGCCATTACAATACCTCATCTATGTCAACACCTTTTGATGTTTTCAATATGGTGTTGGCAGTGCCCGTTGCGATCTGATTTTTATTTCTTTGATTTGAACTTAGGTATCCGCGGTCTCCTCTCAAAGGCACCAAGATCTTGGTCTCCTTGTGTATCAATATAGCGGTATACCGGTGATCCTGTGTCTCTGGCACCAGCAACACACTCAATCTCTTGACCGTATCACCCTTGCCCTGTCGGTATCCCGGCATATAGCATTTACTTGCCCTTATGTCCCGGACCCGATAACTGGCGTTCTTCAACTCTTGCCTGGTCTTCTTGACCAATTCATAGTGTTCAGATGCCCACTCTTCGGCCGACAGATTTCTTTTGAAATGTGCCCATTCAGTGTTCATCAGTGCCCTGTATTTTTTCAACTGCTTGTTTTTACATATGGTTATGTTCAATCTCAAATGCTCCAAGTTCCGGTTGACGTTGTTGAACAGATCAAGTTTAGTCCATTGCCAATCTTTTGGTAAATCTTGGTGGCAATGGCTAATCTTATCTGCTTTGGTTTCTTTGACGGAGTCAAGATGTATTACTGATTGCTCACCGGCAATCTGTAATTTGTTTTTATTTGTTGTTATTATGTTGTTAATGTTGTTATTGTTTGCCATATTATCTCCTTTTTTTA